CAGTGGGCAACACAGACACCAGCAAGGGCCAAGCGGTTGGCTGATCGCGTCAGGGCTATCTCATGACCGACGGAATCAACGAACCGACTCTGGTGAAGCTCATCATGGACGAACTCAAGCAGCACGGGGTTGACCTCCGCGAGCATAGTCGAAAGGCGGACATTTCGGCCGGTGAGATGCGGAGCGAGATCAGCAAGATAAGGGAGAGCCAGGGCAGCTTCCAGTCAGAGATGAAAACAAAGGTCGCAGAGATTCACGGCCAACTCAAAGAAATCAAGCACAAGGTCGAGCCGCTCTCATCGCAGGTTGCAGTCAATGCTGACAACATCGGTGAGCTGAAGAAGGACAAAGACAACTTGTACGGACACATCACCGTAGTTAAGGACGCCATACGCTCTAACGACCCTGCTAAGATACTCCCAACAGTCTCATTCTGGGACGGCCCCAATGCCGGTCTGGCGCTCAAGATTGGTGGCTACATAGTGCTGGGCCTGCTGGCATTGGCAGGGCTTAACATGGCGATGGTCAAGGATCTGCTATGAGCCTCGACCCAGTAACCGCAGGCATTGACCTTGTAACCACGTTTGTGGGCAAGTTCGTTAAAGATCGTGACTTAGCCGCCAAGCTCATGGCAGACGCTAACAGCCAGGAAATGGCGGGGGAGATCAATGCCAGACTGGGACAAATCGAGATTAACAAGATTGAGGCGGCAAGCGGCAGTTTGTTTGTTAGCGGCGCTCGTCCTTTTATCATGTGGGTTTGTGGCCTTGCTCTGGGCTATAACACGATTGCCAGTCCTATTATGGACATTTGGCTTGAAATGCCAGCGATTGACGGCAGCTTACTTTACCCGGTTCTAACGGGCCTGCTCGGTCTCGGCGGCATGAGGTCGTGGGAGAAGTCGAAAGGCGTCGCTCGGAGCAGATTGTGAGCAAAGGCTCAACACCGCGCAAGGTCGACAAGACAAAGTTTGACGCTGAGTATGAGCGGATATTTAAACGGGTCAAGGTTCCATCACCCAAGCCCGCAACATCAGGGTCTAAATGACAGCAGGACAGCCAACGAAATACAAAGCGGAGTATGCCAAGCAGGCGGCAAAGTTGTGCGTGTTAGGCGCGACCGATGAACAGTTGGCCGACTTTTTCGAGGTTGACCGCTGCTCAATTCACCGCTGGAAGATTGCACACAAGCCATTTGCCGACGCCATCAAGGATGGTAAGGGCGTTGCTGACGATAGAGTTGAGCGGGCACTGTATTCCAAGGCGCTGGGCTATGAGTACGACGAGACCGCGACCACCGAGCGCGACGGGCTAATTACCGAGGTAAAGACCACCAACAAGCACCTACCGGCAGACAACACCGCCATGATATTCTGGCTGAAGAACCGGCGTCCCGATGCTTGGCGGGAACGGCGGGAACCGGCGCAGGTAGAGCAAGACCTTGAGTCAGTCCTGCGCGAACTAGCCGACAAGCTGCCAGGTTGATCAGTCTATCAGCCAAGCGAGAGCAGGCGCGGTGGTATCCACTGAAGCCATTGCCGCAGCAGATTGCCTTGATAACGGATTCATTCCGCTTCAAGGTCTGCCCAGCGGGTCGGCGTTCAGGCAAGACTGAAAGGCTCAAACGCCACGTGGTCAAAGAGGCCATGCGAACGCCAGGTATGCCTTACTTTCTCGCCGCACCAACTCACGCGCAGGCGAAAAAGATATTTTGGAATGACCTTAAGTTGCTGTCGTTCTCAAGTACGCACAGGAAGGCTCCCAGCGAGACAGAATTAACGGTGACGCTGCCGAACGATGCCACCATCCAAGTCATCGGACTGGACAAGCCGCAGCGTATTGAGGGGCAATTGTGGGCCGGTGGAGGCGTTGATGAGATTGCCGACTGCAAACCGCAGGCATGGGCTGAGAACATCAAGCCCGCGCTCGATACCGTCAACCCGACAATGCCTGATTACCGCGCCTGGTGCTGGCTGACGGGCGTTCCAGATGGACTGAATCACTATTACGACCTGGCCCAGTACGCGCAGACATCGGGAGATCCGGATTGGGGATTTTATACATGGCAGAGCGCCGACATCCTGCCGCCCGACATTATCGCCAGTGCCAAGCGGCAACTGAGCAGCAGGCAATTCAGGCAAGAGTATGAGGCTAGTTTTGAGACCGCGCAGGGTCGGATATACGATGACTACGGCATAGCCAACCGCACCAGTGAGCGCATACAACCGCATGAGCAACTGTACTGGCACCACGACTTTAACTACACGCCCCTGTCTTCGGGTGTTGGCGTTCGTCGAGGGGATGCCATGTATGTGCTGGATGAGGTGATTCTAACAAGCGCCATCAGCCGCCAGTCTGCACTTGAGTTTGTCGAGAAGTTCAAAGACCACCAGAATAAGCATGTGCTGATCTTTGGCGACCCAGCAGGCAGGGCGGGCGAGAAGCACGGGCATGAGTCGGACTACACCGAGATGGAAGCCGTCCTGCGGGATAATGGTTGGCGCTACACGCGCAACGTCAAAAAGGCGGCTCCTGCTATCAAGGATAGGCAAAACGCCGTGAGAGCCAAGATACAGACGGCTGATGGGGTTGTGTCGCTGTTCGTCAATCCGAGCATGGCCCCTTACTCCGATAAGGGCTTGGCAACGGTGCAACTCAAGCAGGGCAGCACGTTTATCGAAGAAGACAGCGACGTCCAGCACATCACAACCGCTGTCGGCTACATGATTGACTACATCTGGCCGATTCGCCAGCCAATGAAAGAATTCACGACGAGATTTGCCCTATGAGCGCATCAACACAGCATCCCGAATATTCAAAATACATCAAGGTCTGGGCGGCAATCGAGGCCGCTTGCGAGGGTTCCAGAGCCATCAAGGCGGGCAAGACCGACTATTTGCCAAAGCCAAACGCTGATGTGGACGGATTCGCAGATGATGCGCTGATATCATCCAACGACATGCGGTACAAGCAATACATAGCCAGGGCGGTCTATACCAATTTCACCGGCAGAACACTGTCAGGGCTGAAGGGTGCGGCATTCCGCGAAGAACCAGAGGCGCTGCTACCGCTGGGGCTTGAGTACCTGCTGGAGAATGCCACAGGGGATGGCCTACCGCTGGAGCAGGTCGCCAAGGACATCGTTGCAGAGGTGCTGAAAAAGGGCAGGGCGGGCATTCTGGTGGACTATCCGAGCGTTGATTCAGGCTTGTCGCTGGAGCAGGTCACGGCGCTCAATTTGGCGGCGAATATCTGCCTGTACTCCGCAGAATCTATTGTTAATTGGAAGACCTCGAACATCAACGGGCGCAACACCCTGACTCTGTTGGTGTTGAAAGAATCTTACAACGCTGCCGATGATGAGTTTGAACACGCGGCCAAAGACCAGTATCGAGTCCTTCGGCTTGACGAGATTGGCTACAGTCAGCAACTGTACCGCGAGGAGGTGCCGGTAACTGAATTGCTTTACCCGCGTCAACCTAACGGCTCGACCTTTGACGCCATCCCGTTCGGCTTTGTCGGTTCGACCAACAATGACGCCACCATTGATGTGCCGCCGCTGGAGGCCATTGCGGAGGTCAATATTGCCCACTACCGCAACAGCGCCGACGTTGAAGAAAACAGTTTTATCCACGGGCAGTTGACGCTTGGCGTGACCTCTGACCTGAGCGCCGAGCAGTGGAAGGAAATGAACCCCGCCGGCATTGTTGTGGGCGCAAGGGCGGGACACTTTTTAGGTTCAACAGGCTCATTCCATAGCGTCCAGGCCAACGCCTCAAGCCTGACGAAAGAGTTGATGAAGGATAAAGAGCAGCAGTTGGTCATGCTGGGCGCTCAATTGATCGTTGACCGCAACAGCAACCAGACAGCCAAGGCCGCACAGTTGCAACACGCGTCAGAGCACAGCGTTCTGGGCGACGTGGTGAACAACGTCAGCGAGGCCATCGAGCAGGCCATTAAGTGGTGCGGGCTTTTCATGGGCGTTGCTGGCGATGTCGAATTTGACATAAACACGCAATTCTTTGATGAAGGCGTTGACCCGCAGATGATTATTCAGGCCATCGCCATGTATGACCGAGAATTGATCACATCTGGCGACGTTCAGGACTACGGGCGCAAGGCGGGCATTATCGCCGCTGATCGCTCAAATGATGACATAGATCAAGACGGGGCCGACGATGAAAGATCCGACAATGACCAATTCGGTGCGCCAGGCATGGATTCGGCAGTATAATAAGCGGTTCCGCACCTTTAACGGTCGGGTAAATCGCCTGTTCAGCCAAGGCCGCGCACCGCTGGACGCTGAGTTTGTGGAGTTTTTTGACGCATGGTTTGCCAAGACTGCCGCCGAGTTGCTGGGCGGTAACTGGCAGAATAGCTATGTGGCAGAGGCGTATGCCATCGGCATCCTTGAATCAAAGATACCGACCGGCATTGCTGCTGTGCATGATGACACCATCAAACTTTTGCAGGCTCAGGTCAGGCGGGATTTGGACGGCGTTATTGTTGCCGCAAAAACAATGGCATCTGACAAGGTGGCGAAGGGTGCGCTCAACGGAACTGCCAAGGCGACCATCCGCGGCGAGATTAAGGACAGACTGAGCAAGGTTGGCCTGACCCGCTCACGCCTGATTGCCAGCACGGTGACGCCGTATGCTGCAAACCTTGCCGGTATCAATGCCGCCGAGATTGCGGGAGATGCGCTTGGCGAACCGTTAAAGATGCGGTGGATAACGAGACAGGACGAGCGCGTTAGGACAGGACACGCGCTCAGAAACACGCACACCTACAGCCTGAAAGCCGCCCGCAACCTTATCGGGGAGCCTGGCTGCCGGTGCAGGGTCGAACCAGTCATGGAGGCAGATAATGCCAAAGGTTACAAAGCCATCCAAGCCGAAGGGCTTGCGCTTAGTATCGCCGCGCAAAGAGACCGCAAATACTGGACAGTCCAAGCCAAAAGAGCCGAAGGGTATCCAGGTTAAACTCGATCCCTTCACGCTCGATTTCGAGATAAAGCCAAACTAACAACAAAAAATGTCGCGCCCCTTAACGTAACTGTTGACACTCTAACGGTTCCGTTATACTATGTTTGATGTGCGAGGATCGCACTAAACAGAACGGGGTTCTGAATGGCACTAAAGTTCAAGTTAGACGCGTCTGCATTCGATGCGCTGGAAGAATCAGCACAGGCAATGTACAAAAAGGACGGTAACGTCTATCTGCTTGACGTTGAAGGTATCGACGATAGCGAGGCCGCAGGGCTGAAGTTAAAACTCGAAACCCTCATGACCGAAAAGAAAGACCTGGAGCGCAAGGCTCGGGAAGATTCGGCAGCAGCTATTGCCAAAAGCGAGAGCGATGCCAAAGCGGCGGGGGATTACAAGGCTTTATATGAGTCTTTGAATGCCAAATACGCCGACCTTGAGGGCCAACACACAGGCTTGAAGGGCGAGATTAAGAAGGGTGCCATCAACAGCGAGGCAAGTCGAATCGCGGGAACCCTGACCAAAGACACTGCCAGAGCGCAGTTGTTGGCGGAGAAAATTGCAAGCCGTCTGTCACACACTGACGATGGCATCAAAGTTTTAGACCAGAGCGGGAACCTGACGGTTTCCTCGATGGATGAATTATCAACCCAGATAAAAACGGCTTATCCGTTCTTGGTTGATGGATCGCAAGCCAGCGGCGGGGCCGCTAACGGATCAAGGGGCGGAGCCTCAGATTCTAAAAAGATTACCCGCGCTGATTTCGATCAACTAGACCATTTAGGTAGGTCTGAGTTCGTCAAAGGCGGCGGTTCCGTAACTGACGAATAAGGAATTACCAAAATGGCAAACGTACTCACAGATTTAGCAGCAGACATTTACCGCGCAGCCGACGTTGTTGGCCGTGAACTTGTCGGCGTTATCCCCTCCGTAACACTCAACACCGACGCCTCCAAGCGCGTAGCACAGGGCGATACCATCCGCTCCAGCTTCACCCGCGCCGCTGCTGTCGGCTCTGTCACGCCTTCCATGACCATCCCAGAAGGCACTGATCAGACTGTTGACAACAAGACCATGAGCCTCGGCACCACTGCATCAGTACAGATCCCCTGGACTGGCGAGAACATGAAAAGCGTTCGTAACGGCGCTGGCTTTGAAACCATTTATGGTGATCAAATTCGGCAAGCCATGCGGGCGATTGTCAATCAGATTGAAAGCCAACTGGCTACTGACATTTACAAAAATGCCGGTAACGCTTACGGCACTTCTGGCACCACCCCTTTCGGCTCCAACTTTAACGAGATGGCCGAAATCCTGAAGCTGTTGAAAGACCGTGGCGCACCCGATGACGGTCGTTTGTCTGCCGTTATCAACACCGCTGCCGGTGTGAAGCTCCGCAACCTGGCCCAGCTCCAGAACGCCAACACCTCTGGCGGCACTGACCTGATGCGCCAAGGCGTGTTGCTCGATCTGCAAGGCTTCAAGATCCGCGAATCTGCTGGTATTGCCTCGCACACTGCCGGCACTGGCGCGTCGTATGATGTCGACTTGGTCGCAGGTTATGCCATCGGGGACAAAACTATCCACGTTGACACAGGTACGGGCACAGGCGTTGCCGGTGATATTATCACCTTCAGTTCCGACACCGGCAAAAAGTACGTCATCGGCACCGGCTTTGCTGGCGACGGTGATAGCGACTTGGTCCTTAATTCTGGACTGCTGGCTGCGGTTGCTGACGGCGAGGACGTTGCCATTCAGGCCGCATACACTGCCAACCTGGCGTTTCACCAGTCTGCTGTTGAACTGGGTATGCGGGCACTTGAGCAACCTACCGGCGGCGATGCTGCTGTTGATCGCATGGTTGTACAAGATCCGTTCTCCGGTCTGGTTTTCGAGATTGCGGCTTACAAGGGTTATAACAAGGCCATGTTCGACGTGTCCTGCTTGTACGGCTTCAAGACTTGGTTGCCTGATTACGTTGCTATCCTGCAAGGCTAGTTGATCGGGGCGGGGTAAAACCCGCCCCTCCTTTTCTTCTCCTTTGACTGGTGCCACAGATGCCGTTCAAGTTGTTGGGCCTAAAAAAAGTCGCGCCAGCGATCTATAGTTACCGCACCGACGACGACTCTCTGGCGGTGGTAGGATCACCTAGCTATTTCTCGGACCTGCGTGTTGGGTTCAGAGGTGGCGAGATGATTGGCGTTGATGCGTCAGACGGCACTGATATCTTTGTTGCCGATGATGCAGGCAGCGCGTCAACCAAGACGATGGGGCTGGAAAAGTATCTATTCATCCGGTCGCTGAATGACCTGCCTGATCCTGTTGGGTCGGTCATTACCTTGCTGCCTGATTTTACATATTACTTTGTCGGCGTGATTGACCTGCTGGGCAATCGGTTGGTCTGCGGGCTCAACACTTGCATCCTGGGGCCATCCTCCGAGAACGCGTTTATAACGTCCACGGGCCTTGGCGTTGGTGTGGCCCTGTTGACGACTGAGTGGACGCTGCCAATCAGGCACGTCACCTTCATGGACGTTGACACGGCGCTGGACATCAACGGCGTGACCAATGCGCCGCTGGCGGTTGATTGGACGGGTGTTAACTTCTTGAACGTGCCAAACGTCGGCACGATTGACACCTGCGACAATTTCATTTTTACCAAGGGCGCGTTTTTAGATGCCGAGAATCTGCGGCTCACCGGCACCATCGGCACATTCTCAATTGCTGATTCTCTGTTGCGGGGTTCTGGCGCCAGCAATTCGCTGATTGTTGGTGAGAGCGGCCTTGTTATTACCCGTCGAATCAGGTTTATCTATTCGTCGCTGATTGCGTTTGGTTCAACCTCTGGCATCAACATCGACGCATCTGCCACAGTGCCTGATGAGAGCTTTATTCTGGACACGATAAATTTCAGTGGTGGCGGGAACTATCTGCCAGGCATTGACAACACGTCAAACAAGTCGCTTTTTAGTAACTGCATCGGCGTGGTCAACACTGCGGTCAATGGGCAGATGTACATGATAAACAACGCGACAGCGACCACGGTGTCAGTAGCAGATACCTTTTACAAAGTGGCCGGGACAACATCGGCGTCAGTGGACAACAGCAAATATGACCACGCGAGCAACCGGCTGACAAACCGCGCAGCAGTTGAGCGCAAATATTTGATTACCTGCCAGCTATCATTCAACGCTGGCGCCAACAATGTCTGCGAGTTTGGATTCTATGATTCAAAGTTGAGCGCAATACGGGCGCCATCACGCACAAAAGGCACCGCGAACACGGCAGGGCGCCTGGAGAACATGACGCTGGCCTGCGTGGTCCAGCACTCCGATGGCGATTATCTAGAGTTACATGCGGCGAACACTAGCTCGGCGGTGAATATAACCGTTGACTCAATGAACATGCTGGTGGTGGAGTTATAATGGCAAAAGCAAAAGCAAAAACTGTGAAGATGGAACGCGATGGACGGGTTGTTGACGCCCCTCTGTGCGACGTTGAAAACATGCTGGTCAATGGGTGGGTGAAAGTCTAATGGCCTTGGTGATCGAGGACGGCACAGGCGTGGCGGGAGCGGACAGTTACATTACCGTTGCCGAATACAACGCTTGGATCAACGCCAGGATCACAACGCACACGGACACAGATGCCGTGGTTGAGTCTCGCATCTTGCGGGCTATGGACTATTTCGAGGCGCTGGATTTCAAAGGTAGCAAGCAGTCATCAACGCAGGCGCTGCAATTCCCGCGCTACAATCTGATGATTGACGGCTATCCGGTATATTCAGACACAATCCCCGACATCGTGAAGAAAGCCCTATATGAGATTGTCTATGCTGATGAGCGCGGTTATGGCCTGTTTGCTGACGTAGCAAGGAAGACCAAGCGCGAGAAGGTTGATGTGCTTGAGGTCGAGTATTCCGACAGTTCGGCATCGCGGGTCATGATACCAGCCGCCGCCGCCTATTTACGCAAGTTGATCAAATCGTCAAACGTGGTTAGCCGCGCATGATTTCGACAGACGCCAGCATTGCCACACGCATACTGAGCAACTTTAGCGCGGGCAGTGTGACGCTGCGTGAGCAAGCCCTGACCAAGAACAGGGTGGCGCTATCAACAACCGTGGGAACCGCCACAGATACGGTCATCAGCGCGGTGGTGAGCAGTTTCAACAAAGGCGAAGTTGACGGCACTCTGGTGCTGTCCACAGACCTAAAGATTATATCTGACGCCGTTGTTGCCATCAGTAAGGCGGACGCCGACCAGATTGTTGTCAACTCGGTGGCGCATCGCATTATCAACGTGCGCGAGATCAATCCTGCTGGCACCGTGCTGGCGTATGTGATCCAGGCGCGAATATGACCGACAACACGCAAACGGTAAGCCCTGACGGCTTTGCAAGTGCGCTGAACAAGATCCTTGAGCGATTCGACTTGCAGAACATTGAAAGCGCCGATCTGGTCATGCGCGAGACAACTAAAAATATGTTTGGCTCAATCATCGAAGATACGCCAGTTGGCGACTTTGACCCAGCACACGCAGGCACCCTGAAGGGCGGTTGGGAGATTACAACCGGCTCCGCGTACTCTGGCCTGACGGGGCGAATGACCCCAAGGCGAACGCGCAAAGGGTTGAGAATACCGCGTCTGATTACCAAGCAGGGATCAAAGGACATCTACCTGACCAACAACGTGCCGTATATCAATGTTGCCGAATACGGCGGCTACAAAAAGAACCCGAAGCTCGGGACGCTGGACAAGCGCACGGGGCGATACGTCATCCGCTCGAAAGGCGGATTCAGCAAGCAGGCACCGAAAGGCATGGTCAGAAAGAATATGGCAAAGGCCGGACACTTCCTGACCGAAGCCGCAAACAAGGTGCTCAAGGGGTGAGCTTTCTTAACGTCGCCAAGCAGTTTGCAAAGTCGGTCGATGATCTGGCGCTGGGCATTACGGTCGTGCAGGAAAATGACGATTTCACGCCTGCCGGTCAATGGGCGGAGATGACCATGCTGTCCCACGACTTCGACAGCCTGGGCAAGAGTGGCGCAGGCGATGAGCAGAGCGGCATCTGTCAGATCAGTTTGTTTGATGCTGCAACAGGAACCCTACAGGGGTCGTTGCTCGGCATAGCAGACGCAATCAACGCAGGATTCAGGCACGGCGCAGAGTTTAGCGACTTCACCGACACGGTGTTTATTCAACGGGTCACACGCAACGCAGGGCGCGTCAGTGGTGGCTTTTATCAAATAGACCTGTCCATTTATTGGACGTCATACACAGACAGATAGGAATAAATTATGGCTACTACAGGCGCAGAAAACGGCACAGGCATATTCGTTTCAATGGACACTGCGGTTCCAGGCTCCAGTTACACCCAGATCGGCGGTCAGAACTCACACAGTCTGACGCTCAACAACTCGCTGATCGACATCACCAACAAGTCGAGCGCGTCGTTTCGTGAATTGCTGCCCGACGAAGGCACACAGTCCATTGATTTGAGCCTTGACCTGACCTTTAACAGCCAGGCGACGT